ATGAAAAAATTAATCTTAGTGATCCTGTTACTTCTGTCAATCGGTGTGATGACCATCGTTGATTCGAACATCATCCGACAAGCCCCTTATCCGAGCTTGTCCCAAGAACAAACGAAATAAGGAGGTCCGAACGTGACCCGGGCAATTTTAATCAGTTTCTGCGCCCTATTCCTTTTAACGGGCTGCACTTCCCAAGCTGAGCCAAGTATTTCCACTAAGCAAGCGAACTCAGTTGCAGCCGCTAACCGCGCGGAGCAAACTAGTCGTGCCAATGCGGCGGCTGATGCTAGTGCTAAGAAGCAATCTGGTGACCATTATCAAGCTGCTGACGACCATATCACTAGCGCAACTAGTGCAGTGGCCGCCGTCGGGCAAGTGCTCAACGATCCCAAGCAACAAACCTTTGGTGTCGTACCAACTGCCAATCAAGATGCACACGGCCACCACTATTATCAGGTCGATGCTTATCAGAAAACGGCTAATGGCGGCCGGGGGCATTATCTGAATAGTTACTTTGTTTATTTAGATGGTAGTATCACGACCAAACAAGCAAATTAATAAACAGACAAGTTGTCACCCATTCAAGCAGTGTCGTTGAACCTGCTGGGATGGGTGACTTTTTGGATGCATTTTTTGCCGGTAGTAATTTCAGTATTTCGGCGTACAGTTATTCCATGCTAATTAAGGCCAGCCCCAGTAACTAAGCAACCAATTTACAATTACAATTAATATCAACTGCATAAATATAGAAAAAGGTTTATTTTTTTGTTACTTTTCGCTATAATGGATATTGTTGTTAAAGCAACTGCCCCAGTGGCGGAACTGGCAGACGCGCAGCGTTCAGGTCGCTGTATTGGAAACAATGTACAGGTTCGAATCCTGCCTGGGGCATAATTTGGTAAACTAGATGAAGCTTGGATTCTGTTAAACGTTGATTTAACGGCATTCAAGCTTTTTTCATTTGTACTAAAAAACACTACTAATTTCAAAAATTTGTCTTTATTTGTCTTTAAGACATAAATGTATACTTTTGAATATTAGTTATTAAAAAAATCCCCCACGCCGAAGCGCAGGGGAATTAATCAAGTTATAACTATCATCTAGAAACTACACTAGAGACAGATATTATTATACTTATTGCTTACTACTCTGTAAACCCTAGTAGTTGTCTCATTAACTATATTGACAACTAATTATGCTAAAACTAAAATCGCACTAACCAAATACACGGGTAAGTAATATAAAAAAATCTTCCACCCATCAAAGCAGAAGATTATCCTCATCACCTCTGGCATCATTAGCTGACAATCTTGGAGGGACTCGAAAGCCATGATACTAATAACAGGACAAAGGACATAATAACGCTTGTCAGTTTATATTACAATACCGAAAGTAGTCTATACAAACATATTAATAAGTCCTTGTGATATTTATCCACTTTGAGGTATAATCATTATTGTTCCCTTCTTAATTCCTAGGGAGTAGAACACCCATTTTATTTATTTAAACCTTGAACCAGCCTTGGCTGGTTCTTTTTGTATATTTCTGTTAATAAAAGGATCCCCCACACCGAAGCATAGGGGACTAGAACAGTTCACGATTATTATACTACTTTTAGCTTGCTTGTGAGGCGGATTCTGACGTCGTTTCGTTAACTGATTGCGCATTACTATCTAAATTAGCCGCTAACGATGACGCTAAAGTGGCTGCTGAACTAGCCGTGACCGTGTCACCAACTGCCGCCGCACTAGCTGCTTGACTATACGCGGCCACTACTGCCTGTGATGCTTGGGCTTCAGCTTGACTAGCCGCTGCTGAGTTAGCTGCTTCAATCTTAGCTTGAGCTTCTGCCAAAGCTTCCACGACTGTTTGTTCCGTATAAGCTAACGTGCTCGACTTGGTCTTGATCGTATTGCCGGTATCTTCCAAAATAGAATTATCCGTAATTGCCCCGAAAAAAGCTAGGATTGCCCCCACGGCGGTAATCACTAACACAACTGCATTAGCGTCAATCTTAACACCAAAGAAGACCGTTGCGACAGCTAAGCCAATAATCAACACGGACCCGATAATCTGGGCCCAATAAGCGGGCTTCTTGTAGTTAGCTTTGAGTGTTGCCTGAATTACATTTAAAAATTTTGTCATTATTTTCCCTCCTAAAGGAACTTTTCCGCGATGTAAATAACTAACGTGACGAGCACGCCACTAACCAAGACCCCGATCAACCAATTTTGAATGGTCGTCACGCGGTCAATTTGATGGCTGGCTTCAATGGACTTGGCCAGTGCCTTGTCCGCTTTGTCGCCAATATCATCAACTTGATTCAGCTTTTCTTCGATGTTCTCAACTTTCGTTTTGGTGGCAGCCACATCCTTTTGAATATCCATTAATAACTTAGTTGTATCGTCGTATTGTGCCATTACCGCACCACCAATCGCTGGCCAGGATAGATAGTGGTGTAAATCGTCTTGCCGTTCTGACTAGCTAATGTAGTCATATTTAGGCCATTGCGTTGTGCGATTGTCCACCAGCTGTCGCCGGACTTGACTGTATAATACGTATGACTAACCAGCTGACCAGTAACCCGCTTCCCGTAGTCATGACCATTAGTGACGCCTAACTTGATGAAGCCGTATAGGCCATTTGAACGAGTGTAGCGTGCCCATACATAGTCGTGTTCAATAATGACCGCATTGTAAGTCACACTTTCACCCTTGTAATAGGTGGCTACTTGGCTTACCTTATCTGAATCCGTGTAACGAACAGCTAGTGTCCGATTAGGATAGAACACCCCTCGCTGGTTGTATTTAACGACCTTAAAGCTGGCCTTCTTAGCTGCCTGAGCCTGCTTAACGTTGGTTTGAGCTTGTTTCTTACTAGCAGTCGTATAGCCTGATTTAGTGATCCCTGTTAAATCGACATTGCCGTCTAATCCGCCTGCTTTATACATTGAAGTAAACTGAAAGATAGCCACACCGTCCATTGATGGGAAGTAGTTATAATCAGGGCTAGTTCTAACCAGATAATCCGGATATTCAGGTACCCATAAACAACTACCGTATGCCTTCAAAATCAAGCTCACATTAACATGATAATTGAGGTAAGCTTTACCGGAATACAGCATCGGCGTATAGCCAGCGTCTTTAATCAGCTTCATCTGAGCTAGAATGACATTAGTATTGGCTGTCACGCTATTAGAAGCACCGTCCTCATAGTCCAACGCCACAATGCTGCCCTTGGGCGTCCTAACACGTGGCAAGTAATAGGCCATTATCGCCTTGGCATTGGTCATATTGCCACCAACACCATCCCACAAATAGGTGTGTACCCGTTTACCAGCCTGTTGAGCCGATTTAACTTGGCTAGCATACGTGGTTTGAGGAATATTAGTTCCACCATAGAAACCACCAGCCTGTGAGAATACAAACTTATCGGTGCTATAGCCGAATGTCCCACTATTGCCGTTGTACTTAGACCAGTCGCCCCCTTGTTCCCGGCTAGTTGAAGCCTGACTGGTAACATTGACCATTAAAAAGGCCATAAAAATGGCGCCCACCGTTAAGATGAGTGCCTTTAATTTGTGCTTATTCAATTGTCTACCTCCTAATTTAGCTTTTTGAAATTGGTATTCTGTTAATAACCCAGCTATTATAATAATAACAGCTATAGAACGTTCCACTCGTGTCAGTGGCATTTATCATAACAGCATTTGGCACGCCATTAGTATCTAAACTATCGATAAAGATTATTCCTCTCGTCCATACATTATCAAACGGCTTGTTTTTCGCTGAATCTGCGCACCTGAATGTGTAAAACCCTAACCCAAGGGATAATACTTTCTTGTAGAAGTCGTCGCCTTTTAAAGCGTCAAGTAGATGTCCACCGCTATCAGACGTAATTTTAGTTTTCTGAAAGTTAGTAGTATCAGTAGTTCCCGGTAGTGCGTTAGCCGCAATAGTATTAAATTTATTGACAAAGTCATCAAAAGTAATCGTGGTAATCGTGCTACCATTGGTACTTTGAATGTTATTAGTAATGGTAAAACCAGTTGACCCATCACTAGGGTAGATTGACGTCCCGGTACTATCAACCACCCATACTTCAATGGCATAGCTACCAGCTGGTAAACTAGTCATCAAGTCAGCATTAAAGGTAACGGTAACTTGTCCAGTCGTTGGGTCAGTTAAACTAGTCGGGTCAACTGTGGCCGATTTAAGATAGCCACTAGTATTGCCCAGTTTAACGGTAATTGAAGTAACATTAGTTAAGTCAGTGGCCACATTATCATCGCCACAAATTAACGTAAAGCTAGTGGTGGTATCGCCAATTTTAACCGTCTGTGGGGACGTATCAGTAAAACTAAGCGTTTTCGCCATCTTTAGGTGCCTCCTTTTCGGCCAACTTGGCATTGAGCTGGTCAATTTGAACTTGAGCCATCGCTAATTGCTGGTCTTTAAGGGCAATCGCTTGGGCATAGTTACTCGTCATCTTGTTAATTAAGGCCTGTGCATCGATATTCATAATTTAATCCTCCTGTGTGGTGGTTGTCGTAGTCGTGGTAACTGGCTTTAAAGCAGTCAGACTATCAATCAGCGTGTTCAACACCTTCAACTTAACCCTATCTGCTCCCCCAGCACCTCCAGCAATGGCAGTGTTAAATTCATCCATGGTAATACTTACCTGTGAACTAATTCCTAGCGTGTTAATCTGAATGCTGATCGTCATAATGTTGTTCGTGTAATCTGGTTTATAATTCGTAATCAAAATACTATCCATTTAATTTGGCCTCCAATTTATTTAATCTAGCCTCTAGTTCCATGTTGTGCCCGTTTAATTGATCAATCTGCTTTTGTTGTTCCTGTACCGTAGCTAGGGTGGCATTTAAAAGCACACTGTCATCCACCCCATTTAACCTGCCGTTTTCATCACGACTAATAAATACATCTGGCAATTGCCACTGTTTTGTTACATTAACGTCGTCAACAATGCTAGATAATCGCGAATGACTGGTATTATCGTCGGTTTTGTATTGGTATGTTGCCAAGTCAATTGAGTTAACTAGTTGTGCCCAATAGGCCGTATCAGCCTTTTGAACGTCCCGCTTAACACTTAATAGGGACGATTTAACCAAACTAGTATAGTTAACGGCGCCTGCATAAATATCAGCTGCACCGCCACCGCCCTTGGCAAAGTGAATAGCCCCTTTGTCCCAACTAGTGAAAGTATGTCCGGTATTAATATGGAAATTGCCAATATCTAATTCACGATTAAACTCAATCGCATTGCTTCCTGCGACATCCGTGCCAAAATTAGCAATCTCTTTGCCAGAAAAGTCTACAACACGCCACCAAGTAGAACCCTGATCTGCCAGAATATTACCATAGCTATTCATGGTAATACCCGTGCCATTCATTTGAAGACCACTAAAATGAATAGATTGCGTGCTTCCCCATAAATGGATTCCGTTTAACGGGCTAAGCACGACTTGGCCCGTTAATTGATTACCGGAAACAGATTGTTGAAAGCCCATGTCAATTCCATTCGTAAATCCTGAATTAAGTGCTAACTCGTCACCGGAGAACACCCCGTCGTAAGCTTCGTATTGATTACTACTAGAATGAACAGCTCGGTATTTAGTTACAAATGACCCTGCCGACATCTCTGTTCGTAGTCCATCCATGTTGTTAAAACCAGTAGTTGCTACTAAACCAGCTGGCGTAATAGTTGTTGGATAGAATCGACTAGTGTTATAAGTACTGCTAATAATGTCACCGGCATTGAACGTTGTCCCATTAATGGTTGAACCATTAATAACTGAGCCATCTATTTCGCCAGCACTGACAACATTACCTGTGTCTGGCTGGTACCCTGTTGATTGAGCAGTTTGAGTTAGCATAGGTGAACTAAATAGAGCATGACCAGTACCGTTGTATGCCCAATATTGGATAGCAACATAGACAGCTGTACTTGGTGAAATGATATTGTTAATTGTCTTGTATGCCCAACCTTGTGAAGTTGGATTACCATTCCACGTGTTACCAGCATATCCACTAGCCAATCGGTTACCGTTGGCATCAAAGAAGGCCAGTGTAAATTGATACTTCATGGCAGCTTCACTACCATCGTCAACGAACCAAACTGATGCGCTATAAGGCTGACCGTGCAAACCATTTAATGGGTATAACTTAGATTGTGCAAACGTTACCCAAGTCCCAGAACCAGTTGAAGAGTTAAATCCAATCGAAGGAACACCGTCATGCAAAGTAGCATTTGAATAGTATCCTTTAGTGAATAAATTCCAACCGGGAACTTTGGTATTTGGATATGTGCCAGAATTACCTAATAATGCCGCATTATATACTAAGTTAGTAACGCCCCGGATTGTTAAATTGCTAGCCACCACATTACCGTTTGCATCAGTTGTGAATGAGCCATTTGGCGTGCTGAATGAGTTAGCCACAATATCGACACCTTTTAAGGAACCGGTTGTAACATCACCCAAATTGGCACTTAATGCCGATAGTTTACCAACATTTAACCGGTCAGTGCTGAGTGTTCCAGTGGTAATGTTCCCAGCGTCCAATTTAGCCACCGTTACTTTACTAGCATCAATTGAGCCAGTAATAATATGGTTAGCGCTAATATTGCCTATCTTAGCGTCAGTGATAGCGGCGTCAGCTATTTCAGCCGTTCCAATAACAGCACTATCAATGGACGTTTTAGTTGTGATATGCACGACTGAACCATCTTTAACCCCAGCACTTAAAGCTGTGTAATCAGCACTAGCTTGGTTAGCCACACTAGCCGCCTGTGAAGCCACCTGACTAGCATTATTCCCCGTTGACGTTGCCTGTGAAGCTACGATAGCGGCACTAGAAGCCGCTTGACTAGCAACCGATACACTAGACCGCATGTTATCAATGTCAGTGTTAAAACTATCATTTAAGGCGTTCTGTACGTTGCTTAGAGCCGTATTATAAGCGCCTGTGAGGCTCTTATAGGTGTCTCGATTAACATCACTAGCTTTAGTGGTATCTGTTAAGATGGCCGTCATAAAGGTGTTCAGGTTAGTATAGGCCGTGGTTAAAGCAGTCGTACTGATATTGGCCTCTTTAGCCCGGGCTAGAATCACATTGTACTGACTGGTTAATCCGGCATATTGTGCTGCTTGGGTCTGCTTTTCAATGACGCTCATTAAATTGGGATCGTTTAAGTTGGCGACCCCACTAGCCGCATTATCAGCCGTATTTTGCGCGTTAATAATCCTAATGCCATCATCGGTTAATATGACCTGAGTTGCATTAGATTCAGCCATTTAATTCACCTCCTTTCTAATCGGCCGTGTTATCATTTTCACTGATTGTACCCTTATCAATCACACTAACTGCTGACCGTTTTATCATTGGAATGGTATACACCTTTTCACGTTCCATCGAAGCCGGATTAATTAAAAGGGCGTTGGTATTAAAAGTAAACAGCATATAAGGCTGACCATTTTGATAAAAGACATTGCAAGTTTCAACTTCGCGGTTTTCATCGGTCAAATTAGGAAAATCTAGGTCATTATCCAGATAAACCTCAAACTCAGCACCTTTATGCACGACATTTAAAGCCCATACCTTATGTGGGTCCTCATTTGTTTCTTGACCACCACCGGCCGCAAAGTAAAAGTAAGGGAAGTCTAGGCATTCAGACTGGTAGGTGTTCTGATGAAAATCAATCCCATAATCCGTGATATTAAAGTTGTATAGCACGTTATAATTGCCGGCTAACAGGTCACTCGTGTTAAGAATATCGGTGCTACCATCGTTATAGCCAATTGAGACCATATCGTGTTGACGGTCATAGTTAATGCGGCCATACCCTTTAAGGGTCATAATCTGTTGAACTCGTTTATCGGTAGGCTGTAAGGTAACTCCCGGTAAATAAGGGAAACGAACTAGAATATAATCATGGTCATTCTTCAAGCTCACAATGTTCCAAATATAGACCGTGTTATTAACTTCCTGTACCCCAAACGTCCCACCATGTTGACCATGGACTTGCAACATCACTGACTGCACGGCAAACTTGCTATCCTGCAAAGCGAACATAACATCTTTAGAACCACTAGAATCACGTGCCCGACTAGTTAGATATTGCCCATTGCTTAACCGTGCCATGTATTGGGTCGCTGAATGCGCCCCATTATCATCTGGGCCATAGACGCCTAAATAGCTGATATTAGTGGTGTCTAGCTTAATCTCGGGGTCATCTTGGATATAGTCAGCTTCAATCGTGCCGTGCAAGGTACCAACAGCGTTACTAGCTGCATTGATTAAATAGCCTGTTTGTTGGTAGCTGGTGTCAACCGTGCCATCGGTATTATAACGGCGCCAGATAAAGCCCTTGCTGTCAATATACGATGAAATATTGGTGCTACCTTCCCAAGCCTGTAAGATTAAGCGCTTAGTTTGGGTGGTATCAGTGAAATTGTTACCGTCAGGCGTTAAAGCGACTGGTTTAATCGAACTAGCATCGGCCTTAGCTTCTTCAACCGCCTTACTGAGTGCGTTCTGGTACTGTTCCATCCATGCCGGCGTGGCTACTTGAACAGTTGTATACTCGCCAAAACCAACCGTGTTGCCATACGGGTTAGCAAAGCTGATTGTCCGTTGAATAACGCGACCGCTAGCGTCTAATACGGGCTCAATTAACTCATCTTTAAACCTAATCGTGGCGCCTAATGGCGGATTAAAGTTGGGTGTTACATTCACCTCATAATAAGTCCGCGGGTGGTTGTATAGCTTAAGCATATCCTGAGCCCAGGCTTTCAAACCGGCTGAATTGCTAATCTGATTAGCGGTAACCACAGCTTCGTAGTACAGGCCAGCTTGCCAATCAGGGTTATATTTCTGATTAGCGTCATCATCAACAATGTAAGGCTTACCATCATTGACCACTGCAATCGTGCTACCGTTGGCCCCATATGGGATTAACTTAGTCACGGGCGTTGATACCGTTGTCCGTTTAATACTAGTGATGTTCTTGCCAAATACCGCCTCGTTATAGACCACGTCAGCATTAAGCTTGTCAGTAATGACACACACCTTTTTCGTGATATTCCCTTGGCTATCAATCTCAACATAAGGGTCGATCTCAACGTTATAGGTTTGAATGAGTGTCTGTACTAATGTACTAGCTTTCGTTTTACCATCAATGGTAATTGTCGGGGTCATCACATTAGTCGTCTGATAGTCTAGTGTCCAGCCAGTGGCGTTAAAGCATTCGTTAAAGGCCGTCTGAATCGAGCTGGCACTAGCCGTAGTGACCACCGGATAATGATGGGCTAAACTGTACAAACACAGATTGGTAAAGTTAGCCGTTGTGACGTGTTTAACAGCGGCGGTATTGTTCTCTTCCACGCTGTATATACGCATGACATACCAATGGCCCGATAGCTCGTCATAATAGGCTAAGTTGTTACCAGCCACTACCTTGTCTGAATCAGGTTGACCTTGAAGCACGTCTAAAGAGCCTTGATGGTCGAACTTTTTAGATTGGGCATTTAGGTTAACCGTGCCATCAAACGTGTCATCAGTTCCCACATTAACGTCATCATCATAGCTAGTGCTAGTCGTGTCTGAATCAGCTAGTTGAATCTTGACGCTGTCGTTAGAGAACTTAGTGGCTCCATCCACGGTCAGGGTACCAATCCGCTTTAAATTCGAATCTAGGATTAAATACTGGTTATTTAAAGCCATCTGTTAACCTCCTTATTTTAGTTATGTAAAAAGGCCACCCTTAATGAGAAGCCTTTAAGTGTTGCTAGAGTAATCTGGGTAGATATTTAAGCGTGATTTGTGCGTCATCTAGGTCACCAATCATAGTCAGACTATTAACCCCCGGGCTTAATTTGGGATAGTCCGTTGACCAGATTGGACTAGCTAGCTTACCGCCAACCGTGGTGCTATCAGTCTCACAATTTAAGACGATCTCTTGACCAGCACTAGCAATATATTTAGGTGCGTCCTGTGATACGTCATTAACTTGGTAAATGTCCAGGTGAGTGATTGATAGATAAGGGTTTTCATAGCCGACATTTTCATCATCTTCGGCAATCGAGTGCTTAAAGAACACCCCACCGATACCACCTAAAGCCGATTGATAATTTGAATTAGTGTCAACAAACGTCCCATGCACAATTAAAAATCGTTTAGGGTCTTTACATGGTTGACCGTTGTGACTACCACTGGTGTAGTATTGGGTGATTGACCAGCTAAACACCTTGCCATTTTTGATTAAGTCGAGTTCTAGCCAACTAGTGCTTAGCGCCGACTTTTCTTCTTTGTTAACAACGGTGATATATTTGTCAACTTTTTCATTAATGGTCTTAGTTGTCACCTTCCCATGCTTATTGCGTGACCGTTTGACTACCGTCTTAGTCGTAGTGCCAGTCTTAATTTTAATCTTCTGGTCACGGCCATTGCTAGAGCTACCTGAAGGGCCCTTACCCATAAATAGCGTTTCATGTTTACCATCACCGCCAGCAAAAGCACCACCCGGTTTAGTAATTTGTAAGTAACACGTTGGGGTGCCGCCGGAACTAGAATCAGCTAGACCAAACCGGCCAATTGTAGCTCCGTTAGGGTCTAAAAGCAGAACTTCTACCCGCCCCATCGCGCGCCCATTATGGGTACCTGAGTGCTTAATGTGGTGGATTCTAGTCTTAACTCGATAGTTAGTCAGGCTGTTAGTCATGCCAGTAAAACGAACACCGGGGCCATACCAGTCTGGTTGATGACTACCATATTGTTTAACCCCATTAGCTAGCTTGACCATTAATACTTGGGTATCTCGGTTACTATCAGCTTCACCTTGATAAATGTACTTGCCAGCGGTCTTCATCTGAGCAATCGCATTGGCATCATTAGTCCACTCAGCCATGGTATTTAATACGTCACTGTTCACAACTTGCGTGTAAGGCTGTACCGCCACTGCTTGGTCTTCATCACTATCTGGCCCTAGCCCATATTCGCCACCATTTAAGGTGAAACCAATGTGTTTTAAATCCCGCTTAGGTATGACCTGAATAACTGGCTCCGTTCTAGCAGTCCCATCAACGATAATTGTATTTAAGCCGTTTTTTAAGGGTGTTTCAACCTGTGGCAGGGTTGCCCGGGGATCAGACTGCACAAAGGTAATAGTAAGTGTCATGTCATACATACCCGTATTAATCGGGGCCGGGTCACTAATTGCGGTAATATGCCCCCAATAAGTCACCTTGGGTTCAAAGCCAAATATTAATGGGTATTCCCTGCCATTATCACTAGGGTCATCGCTTAGTAGCAGACCGCTTAAATTGTGCATAATCTGATTAAATCTGTCTTGATTATCAGCACAGTAAATGGATACCGGTATACTAATCGTCCGGCTCGTAAAGTCAGTGCCGTTAAATTGGTTACCATACATGGCCGGTATGTCAGTCACTTGTTCAGCCATGGCTGGTGCGCTAGGCAATGCCACGTTACCCATCTCAACCTGTAAATCGTCCCGGCTATTCAAGCCCGCATATTCAAAATCATCTCGTTGTAAGATCACGATTTAACCTCCTTTTTAAGTTTAGCTATGTAAAAAGGGCGCCCATTTAAGGACTACCCTTTGATTGATTAGGGTACTAGTACCCCATCATTTGTGAATATTGTGAATTAGTCTTATTGTCAGATTTAACCGCATTAACCACATCAGATTTAGCAATGACTGCTTGAACGCTGCCTTGGCCTGATACTAAAGCCGTCAATAATGCAATGACTTTATCAAGCTTCTCACTACTTTCACTGTTAGTAGACGCAACCTGACTACCATTGTTGCCATTTACAACCTGACTAGCCTGTGCAATTAGCTGGTTAGCCCGACTCTTATTAGTCAATGGCAAGACCATTTCAGGCTTGTTGTGTTCAGCGACCTCAATCAACTGGTTAGTGTTGATAATACCACCATTCTCAAACCGCTTATGACCTTGTGGGCCACTATGAAGCCAGTCGTACTTAGCATGGCCCCAAATCGAGGTATTACCAGTGGCATTAAGATAGTCAGAGTTGTTTAAGAATGCCAACACTTGGTCAAAACTAGACCTGAAATTGTGATGACCCGGAAATGCAAAGGCGTCAAAGGTTGTCTTGGTAAACTGCAATGGGCCACCGGCTGGGTTACCATTAGCAGAGTTGACATCTGAGATAGTTTGCATGATATTTCGGTTACCAGTTTCGCTATCAGCAGTCTTGATAATGGCTGACTGCATCTTAGACCAGTATTCACGGGGAACCTTAGTCATTCTAAGTGCTTCATTAATCATGCTATGAGTGATAGCGCCACCCTCAATGAAACCACCACCATCATCACCAAACATATCACCTAGCTTGCTGATAAACTTCCAAAAGCCTGAGCCGACCTGCTTTTTAATGGTACCTAACAGCCCACTAGACTTAGGTGCCTTATCCGAGCTAGTGCTGTCTGATAAACCGGGTACTCGTCCATAGCCAGCGAACGTACCATATCCACCGCCGTGCACCTTACTAATACCCATGCTGTCTTTCTCGTTTTCGGCAGAATAAAACTCGCCATTGCCGGTGTAGACTCCAACGTGCTCTGAACCACCGGGGCCAAAGAACACTAGGTCACCCGGTTTAGGATTGCTGATGTGTTTAGAAGCCTTGTATTGTTCACCTGACGTCCGAGGGAAGCTAATACCCATCTTCTTTAGCGTGTACTCAACTAAACCAGAACAGTCGAACGCATTAGGCCCAGCAGCACCCCAAACGTACTTGTTAGTAGCACCATACTTTTCCATGGCATTGACTAGACTAGAACTAGAAGAACCACCATCTATACTATCGCTAACACCACCCCATAGTGTTGACCACCACGTCTTAGCTTGCTTCTCAACACCGTTAAATAGGCCATGACCAATGTTGCTCATGACACCTGAGATACCTTTGGAAGACCAGCTAAACAAGTTTTCAAGTGATTTAACCGGGTGAGCAATAATGTTCTCGGCTGTCTTGAAGAACTTCTCTAATCCATTAACCTTTTTCCCAACCCAGCTAGTCACACCTGAGATACCACTAGTAACACTATTTAGGATGTCACCAAAAAAGCCAGTGCCCTTAGAGAAGTGAGTTAATCCAAGCATCTTGGTTTCAGACGCGTTTAGGACTTCGGCACCGGGTTCTAGTAACCGCATAACATTAGTTCCATGAATCAACTCAGCTTCGCCATTGGCATGAATTAAAGCTTCCTGATTATGGGTTTCTGGAGAATCGTGACCATCATTTAGCATGGCTAATGTAGGCTTGGTAATTGGATTACGTGATCCACTAAACATCCCAGTACCAGTGGCAAAGTGAACATGACTTAAATCACCAATGGTTTTCTTTTTACCACCAAACGTATGGATGACACTATCAACCGCATTGATACCACCATTGATAAGGTCGATAACATCGTTCATGCCGTCTCTAGCAAACTTCTTTAGGTTCTTCCAGAGCCCTTTGAAGATATTCTCAACGCCGGTACCTAAGCCAGACCATCCCGATTTGAATGACTTCTTGAATGATGATAGCCAGTCACCCATTGAATTTCCGAACACTTTAGTATGGCTCAGGTCTTTGTTCCAATAACTGTGCAGGTTAGACCGCATCTTGTCCCAATGACTATTCCATGAGTGTGACCAGCTCTTTTTCCAGCCAGCCCACTTAGTACCCATACTAGAGAAGAATGACTTAGTAAGCTTGTACGAGCCATCCCAATTGGATTTTAGGGTACGTCCGTTACTAGACCAGTGGCTGGCCCAACTCTTCTTCCAGCTAGACTTCCATGTATCCCACTTCTTACCGATAGAGCTAAAGAAGTTCTTGGTGTCCTTAACTGAGCCATTCCAATCGCGTTTAAGTGTTTTTCCCGTATCAGACCAATGCTTATTCCAAGTCTTCTTAAATGATTTTTTGAATGAGTTGAAGCTGCTATCAATGTTGTTAAACCACTTGCCGAATTTTGACTTTTTAAACGCCTTAGACGCATCGTTAACTTGTTTATCCATGGCCTTTTTCAAGCCCATTTTTTTAATGTCCTTACTAAAACCTTTCGCCCATTTTTGAACATTTTTACCAGTCTTAGTGTCCTTTAAGAACCAAGCGGATAACCCAGCGAACGGGCTAACTAAACCAGCTAATATTTCAGTTTTATGCTTAGAAACAAACTTACCGGCGCCTTTGCCCCATTTACTAATGGTAGACCCAACACCTGCAAGTTTCTTACCAATTGATTTTTCCCAACCAAATTTGCCAGTAAACAATTTCTTCATGGCAGTCCCCATACCATTTACTGCATCGCGGAACGGTTTGATATGCTTATACGCTTCATAAAGGGCTACTCCAAGCGCAACTACTGCCGTAACAACTAGTCCAATTGGATTTGTCAGCATCAACTTTCCCAATGATAAAAACGACTTACCAACCAACTTGATACCGCCAGCTAAGACACTAAAAGCTTTAGATGCACCCTTATATGCAATTTTTGCGGTCCATGATAGGCCTTTGCCGATCTGTCCACCAACTGATTTAGTGTGTGTCCACAAAGCACTAATTCCACTCTTAGCTTTAGCAGTGGTTACACTAGCAGCCATCTTTAACCAGTGACCCATTCCAGTCCCTGAACGCTTGACAAAACTTGCAAATTTGGTTAGTTCTCGTTCACCTTCAGCTCCATCAACCTTTGGTTTTAACACAATCCGGCTAAGCTTGCCACCTAGGCCCTTCGCCAAGTCTAAGCCACTGAAGGCTAGCTTTAATGCAGATATACCCTTACTTGCTATAAAGGCACTAGAAGCTAAACCAGCGAATACTTTAGGGTGTTTCTCAGCAAATTCACCGACAATCTTCAATATTGGTTCAATGTCCTTGAGAGATTGTACGAACACGTTGAAAGATGTCTTGGAAGCAGTCTTCATTGAACTAAAGAATGACTTTATTTCTTTTTTGTGAGCAACGATGTTAGCACCCATTTTATCAATGCCTTTTGCTAGGTTAGACAACATTTTATTGAGGCTATCACCAACATTAAAGTTTTTACCAGCAAACGCTTTAGTTATGTCATTAATCTGCAAGGCTAGTGCATTGCCAACATCTTTAAACTCAGATTTAGTGTCCTTATCACCAATCCATTTTGTAAATTGTCCCATTAATGGGGACTTCATATTGGCAATTGGCTTGTAAATGGCGTCTAATAACGCCGGCATTTGAGTCTTAATTGATCGTTCCATACCGGGTATGGTCTTCATCAAGTTCTCTGAAGCTTTGGCGTACTTACCACCAAGTGAGTTCATAACTTCTTCGGCATCTTTAGCACTAATCTTGCCTGCGCTCATTTGGTCGCGCAAGCTAGACATAGTTAGCTTACTGTTATGTTGTTGCTTCTTTTCAAACTCCAACATCTTTTCAGCGTACATTGGCAATTGATCGTTAATCATGTTAAAGTCACCAAGTTGCATCTTGCCACTTGATAACATGTGAGTAAAGTTGGTGCCTAGTCGAGTAACATTCTCATCGCTTAGGTTAAGAGTATCGCCCAACGTTAATATTGACTTAGTTAATTCTTTAGTTCGTGGTGCATTATCAAACACATGGTAAAATGACTGGTTAAGTTCATCAACCACATTGATATTTTGATTGAAAGCTGAAGCTAACCCATTACCAATGTCGACCATTTGTTTACCTTTTCCGTTTGAACCAGTTAAAGTAGTCCATGTGGCCGTCATTGTACGTTGCTTGTTATCATATTCTGTTACAGCACTATTAAGTTCGCCAAAAGATGCCGTTATACTTGATAAAGCGTTGGTAATTCCGTTTGCAACTAGATGCGCGCCTAGAATTGTACCGAATAAATGAGATGTCTTCTTAGCTTTATCATCAATGCTATCAAGCTTAGAACGAACACCGTGCATAAATCCATGAGGTTCTTTTTCCATCGCTTTAAGTAGCTCGTTTTGGCTAGTCTTAGCTTTAGCCATGGCTGTTGCGGTCTCATTAACACGCACTTGCTGGCGTTTATAGGCGTCTGAGGTAGCTCCACTAGCCGTCTTAATTCGGTCTAGTTCGTTAGTTTGAGCCTTATATTGGGACTCCATGTTAGAATAGGCCTGTTTTAAACCACTTAAACGAGCCTTGTTAGCATCTTCTTGTTTGCCCTCGGCTTCTAGGCGTTTCACATAGGACTCACTTAAAGCCGTGCTCTGTTTATAGCCCTTTTGTAAGTCGGCTAACCCACTGTTGTAATACTGTAATTTAGACTTGGCCCGATCTAGTTGACCACCCATTGAGTCATATGACCGACTAGCCTTGTTAATCTGGTCAGATAGTTTTAAATAAGCTTCTTCACCGTCTTTAGTGTTTCTGTTTAGGCCTGATTGACGGGACTTTAACTCATCAATTTTAGACTTCTGCATCTCCATTGATTTGGCTAGGCCATCTACCCTAGCTGCTGCGGCCTTTTGATACTCACCTGCTGACTTTAATGCCGTCTCCTGGGCCTTCCAGCCGCTAGTATTGGCTTTAACCTCGGCTGTCAACGTCTTTAGTGATTTAACAGCCTCAGCACTGTCGAGGCCAACCTTACTGGTCATCTCACGGCCGACTACTTTTTTAGCCATTCTTTTTTAACCTCCTTTTAGGCACAAACGCTTATAAGCCATACGTTTGATTAATGGCTTCTAGTGGGTCGACTAACTCAGATCGGTCTTCCTTTTTACGAGCATTTAAAGCCGCCATGAAATCAAAAAAGGGACTATCGCCAAATTCCTTGGTTGATATTCCCTCCAATAACAATTGTTTACTTAGCAAGCTAAAATCTTCTTGCTGATTTTTTAACTTCATAACCTCTCGCTTGATTTCAACGTTGCGTTTGTGCCGGTTTATTTTGACGACTTAGCATCTTCAATTGCCTTGCGTTGCTTTTGTTCAGATAACTTAATGTCGGCATCTGAAATACCATTTAACCGCATGATTAGATAACCAACTCCTTCGCCAAAACGCTCAATTGAGACAGTATCGTTAATAGACTCCATCTGTTTGTCAGTGTATCCCATGACTCGTTGTACAAAGCCAACCATATCATCTTGCAATTCTAGGCCGTTTTTCATTGCGTCTAGTTCAGTAACTGCTTTTTCGGTGTCTTGTGATTCCAACATACCAATTTGAACTTTGGTAGCTAATCGAATGATATTATTAGTTGGCGTTACATCAGCCATCTTGTTGATTTTAAAATAGTTTTTAGCATTGATTTTCATAAAAATTACCTCTTTCATTTATTTTTAGGTATGTAAAAAGGCCACCCAAATTAAGGAAGCCTTTAGATAATTAGTTCTGTTTACCAGTCGCTCCACCGGTTGTGTCACTTGTTGACTTAGTGTAGCCGCCAAACGTTTCAGCCATAAGCTTGTCTAGGTCGAAGTTAGTATCAGTTGACTTGGCAATCATATAAGGTTGTTGCACCCCGTTGGCAGCTAAGAAAATGTTAGACTTTAATGGCGTTAAGACGGTACCATTTAGGGCTGTTGAGTAAGCAGCTTCACTGTTGGTATCAGTACTGTTATTAGATGCTTCTTCAACGAATTCGATATTGTTAAAGCATTCATAAATTGAGATGTCGCCATCTAATGATTGTGATTCGGCAATCATCGCAACATGTGGCTTAGGTAGCTGACGAACCCAGGCACCTGTATTGGTGTTTTGTGTGAACCCCTTTAGCATCTGGTTAATCTTGAAGTCCAAATCTAAGGCGGTTAAAGCCAGCGTGGGCATAGACTTACCATAAGCTGTTCGTTTGATTTGTCCATTCCCCCAACCAGGCGTCCCGGCCGCTTCAATAGCAGTCACATTGATTTGACTGAAGCCTTCGCCATTGTGATCGGCAACATAAATTCCATCAGTAGATAGACCTTTAGTAGCGTCTTTAATTAAGTCGCCGTTATCGTCTAGTAAAGCAAAAGTCGCTTTGACAATGTTGTGTTTTGACATTTTATAAATCTCTCCTTTAAATCATTTCGTTTTTAGTGATATAAATCGTTTTTGTTACTTGGTTGGTATCCGGGTCAGTTGTGTGGTGCTGACTAGATACAATTAACCAGCCGGCCTCTTTAAAGCTCTTCATTAAAGCTATCTCAGTTTCAAGCGGATTAAAATCATCTTCTAAATCAACCTTATAAAAGATTTGAATTTCAACACCCATGGCTAACCCTTTAAACGTGCTGTTTGCAAGGTAGGCCGGGCCTGAATCGGTCTCTTGTAATAGCATGACTGTACTATCAGTGTTGTCTAAATCTTCGTTAGGAATTGCATTCAGGTAAACTTTATCCAGCCAGTTTAAATTGAGGGCGTTAACTAGGCTGGCTACCTGTGATACTGGTAATAACACTAGTCATCGTCCCCCTTCTTATATTCATCTAGCATGGCGTTAAAGACATCATCTTGTGAGTCGGCTAGGTTCTGGTCAACAAAGTGGTCAGCCTTAATGTGCTTGGTACCATCGTTTAACCTCATGGCATTCATATCATGGTACTTATTAGTCCAGCCTACAATTGAACTTCCATCATGTTCGCCGTCTATATCGTTGCTGTCATAGCTTATATTGTCAGCCATGTGTCCGTACTTCTCGTCTTTATGACTTGAATAATGTTTCTTTCGCGTGGCTTCCGTCAAGTTATCAGCCAACTTTTTAGCACCGGCTTTGGTTATCTTTTCTTGTTCAGCTTCATTGGGAACTAGCTTGTGGACGTCTTTAAGCCAGCTTTCTAGTTGGGCGGCCATATCATCGTTTGCCATCGCTAGGCCCCCTTAGTAACCTGCTTTAGCGTCAAATAATCGCAAGATAGATAATTACTAGAATCATCTATGCTGTCATTGATGACATCGTAAAGTTTACCTTTATACTGACACTTAATACCTTCATAAACTTTAGGGTTATGCCTAATAATGACCACTACTTGCTCTAATTGTTCAGCTGTGAGTTGATACGAAGATGCAATTGATCGTGTATAGGGTGCACAGTATAAACTAAACTGACTAACAAAAGTCGGCTTACTAGTCCCGTTAATAGGATTTTGAACAGTTTTAACAGTGCCAATCTGTATACGTTGGTTAAAGTCAACTGGAGTTAACCTATTAATCGCCATTGTCATCCACCTCATCCTGCTTTTGGCTATACAGGCCTCGCAATTGGCCAAGTATTGAATCAACAACTAAGTCAACTGGATTAACAGTGTTTGAAGTGATTGATGTCCGGTAATACCAGTATGAACCAGCTAAGGCGTAAACAGCAGTTTCAAACAAGTCTTTCACGCCTTCCATTTCATAGAACCCTAGAACGCTATTGTCGTCCCCAATGGCCTGTTTAATGTAGCTAGTGGCTGCAGACAAATAGCCTTTTAGCAGCTCGTCATCATCATCGCCATCAATTCGCAAAGATGATTTTAATGTTTCTAAATCGGCTGCCACTTAAATCACATCCTTACTTAGCCGCCCAGATTGTCACTGTACTGTGTATTTATTGGCGACATAGTTGGCTAATTACTTCCCGTCAGTCGTTGTAGCAGCGCTCGCCGCAAAGTTGGCCGTTTGGTCAGCAATTTTACTGAACGAACCTGCAACAAAGGCTTCCGTATCAGTAGCTTCAACATCAAAACGATCAATCACACGAATCTTAGTTTGATCCTTTTCAAAGGCGCCAGCTCCGATATTAGTCGTTAACAATGACGCATTTTCTCGGTCAAATAAAGTAACCGCTTGTGATAAGTCACCATAATACAATGGATAAACTGGCGCCGCTGCTGTCCCAGCATTTGGTAACCACTTGTCAGCTACCTCCACAATCCGCTTACCACGAATTAAATACTGATCAGGTTGTGTTGGATCGGGTTGCAATAGGTAACGCCCCATAGCATCCTTAACCTCGGAAAGTACATTGAAACCCGACGTATTTGTCATTAAGAACGACGTAGACTTAATGGCAGGATCAACAGCAGTATTAATCATCGTAATAATGTCATCGAACTTGGACAAGTTGGGCTTTTTAGGCGCGTTGTTCATAGCAGCAATGATTTTAGTATTACGAGTAACAACGACTTTCTTAGCAATCCATTGCGATAACCAAGCCAAAATATTATCAGCAGTGTCTTTGAGCAATGAATTAGTAGCCGTGGTAATGCCAGAATACCGATGAATTGTGTACTTGATAATGGACAACCGTGGGTCATCGTTGTCGCCAATAGTGGCCGTTTCATCATCTAAATCAGCCAACGGAGTAACGTCGGTCCATTTTTCCCACACACGTGAACCCGTTTGTGTCGTAACGACTTCCCGATTAACATACTGTTGTAATGAATCGTACTGGCGAACCAATGCGTTAATGGCTGTTTGAATATCTTGAGGAAGAGTCAAACCAATTGCATTGCCAGCTTCGTCGGTAGAAGAGGTTACCAAATTCATAACTTTCGGGTCACCTTTAATCATGCCTTGGAAGTCCTTAATGAACTTAGCTTTGATGTCTTCTTCGTCATCATCAAGTGGGGTCTTATTCTTATCATCCATATTGGCAATCTTTTGAGACTTACGTTCTTCTTCCAATTGCTCATGCAAAGCATCACGCCGGGCAACCGCATTGTCGCGATCTTGTTTCATTGCTTTAAATTTTTCTTGATCAAAGCTGTCGTCAAGAACAGCTGCATTTAACTTATCGTTCAAGTCTGATACCTTTTGCCCTTGGGCAATCCAAGCATCATTCATTGTATTGATATTAGCCATTAGTTGGCCTCCTTTTAATTTTTACCAAATAAAATAGCCAATTTGCTGTTTCGTAATTCAGCAGATTGACTATTAGTAGTATTTTCTTCTTTAGACGGCTTAGTTTTATCCTTGTCAGCCTTGTAAATGAGATTCAGCAACTTGTTAACTGCAGATTTAGGCGGAATGTGTGAAATAGCGTTCACCGGTTGCAATTGTTGATCATTAGCAAACATAATTTCATCAGCGAAACCTTTATCAACGGCATCACTAGCGGTTAACCATGTTTCATTTGCCATTAGCTGTAGCAAGTCAGCTTGCTCCATGCCAGTTTTAGCTTCATAAGCACTGGCAATTGATTGATCAATGCCATTTAAAATACTGGCTTCATGCTCCAGATCGTCAGCATTACCAGCTGGTTGTGACCAAGCCTTATGGATCATAATCTGAGCAGTTGGTGAAATGTTGATATGATCGCCAGCCATAGCAACCACGCTTGCCGCACTAGCTGCTAATCCTTGAATATTAACTGTTACATTGCCAGCATAATTCTTTAGCATAGTGTAAATCTCACTGGCCGCAAAAACGTCACCACCATTGGAAGCAATGTCGACTTCAAGTGCTTCATCATCACTGTCGTCATCGTCAGTGTTGCCACTGTCATCATTTAAAATGTCAGCAACACCTGAAGGTGATACTGCTGGCATTCCAAAGAACTGATAGAAACCGGCTGTTTGATCATCAACAATATCGCCTTTAATCATCACTTTCTTTGTCATCATTATCACCTCCTTTTCCTGATTGAATCACAACTTGTTGTGTCGTTGGATTCTTAGCATCAGGCATTTCATCTGGAAAATAACCAGTCTGCTGTAATAACCAAGTTGCTTGATTATTGGCAATCGTGCCATCTTTAGCTAGCCCTGATAGGGTAGCTGCAAACGAGTCTCCCAATGGGTCTACAGCAGTCCGTATATTGGCCGTAATCTTAGCATTAAGCTTATTATCCAGCTCAGCTAAAATCGCCTGTAAATAGCGATTAAGGGCATTGGTGTACATGCCTTTGATTTGGTCGATATTACTTTGTTGGTCACCTTGGCCATTCAAATAGCTATCAGGAATGCCGAAAACTTTAGCAATTTGCTTACTCGTCCAATCTGTTTGGCTTAACAGCTTAGTAACATCGGCTTTCATTTCTAGTGGCTTGTAATCTTCAAGTTGATCAATAACTACCGGGCCGCCATTTGACTTGTTCACCTGTTTCATGAAGTTACGTGAACGGCTGGCCTTCATCTTCTCACTTAGCAGCCCACCGTGCTGAATAGATAGGACGCCAGGAGCGCTAATTGAACGTGCTAGTGCAGCTAACGTTAAACTGTTAGATGCATTCTTAACTTGTAACTCATTCGACAATGCTTTTAAAGGACTGTTACCCGTCATGCCACCATCAGTACTGGCCCATCGGATATGAATCATGTCAGACTGTGGTACATATTGCAAAATACCCAAGTTAGGCTCATCAAAAGTAACCGTATAGGTTAAGCCACTGCCATCATCTAATAAGTAAGTTTGCACTTGGCTTGGCCGCAAATATTCCCAGCGCAAATCTAAACCGTTAGGATTACGCCAACGATATGCAAAACATTCACCACCCAATAACAATTGTGAATACATAGACTGCCAAAATGTGTGCCCATTAGCTGTCGTGCTAGGATTGTTTAGAATTCCTTGCGCTCGTGGCATATTGGCCATTAATTGTACCGTGGCTAAGTCTCCAGATATTTGATTAACTGCTGAATAAATATCTGAATTTTCCAAAGCATCTTTGGCACTAACATACTCATTATTGCCAGTTGGTGACAAAAAATTAACGATATTATCGTCTTCTACTGGCACGCTTTGAATACTAACTGAATTATTTATTGCCGTTGGTGGTTCAAAAAAAGGCATTGTTAATCACCTCCTTTTTGGCCAGCTGTTACGACTTCCGAAAGCCAGCCAACTAAAAACAAAGCTACAGCAATTGCTAGAACGCCCTGTGCCTGCCCAAATAAAAAGGCTGCATATACCCCAGCAATCATACCTAGAATGAAACACAGTACATCAAAATAATGCCAAATAGTTGCAAAAAATTGTTTAAAAATCATCAATATCATCTCCTAGCAATCCTGATTCCGGGTTATTAAACCATTCAAGAACTTGTTTTTCATTCATACGCTCGACCTGTTTATCAGGATTGTTCACGTCTGAAAAGTCTTTAAAGTGATACATAGCCTGAAATAAGGCATCAATTAACGCATCTACCACATCAATCTTCAATGTGGCCTTAGCTTTATCGACTTGAATGCCAATCTTGTCTTCATAAATTTCAGCATTTAGTAATGCCTTTTCCATAATTCGGTCATCTAAACGATCTACTGAACCTTCGACGAACATTGTCTGTAAAAACTTAGTTGGATCCTTCAATTCACTAGTTCGCTGTCGAATGGCTTGTAATGGCCAACCGGAATTTAAGTCTAATTGCTTAATTGTGGGTGTTAGCCCCCACGCATCATAGCCAAAGAAAACAACTTCCAGTCGATGACGCTCCACAAAGTTAAGCAACCATTGGTAAACCTGCTCATCATTGATTAGTCCTTGAGGATGGCTACTAATTGTGCAAAATCCCTTTTGAGCTAAGTTCCGATAATTAATACCGTCTTGCTTTTCTTTAGCTTCAATCGAACCAGCTTTCTGCCAGGGAATAAAGCTATGCTGATAAATAAACCATCGTGTTTTGTCATTATTATCACGATAAGGAAATACAAACGCTAGCGCCGTGTTATCACTAAACATCGAGTAGTCAAAGCCAATATAGACTTGCCGGTCATCAAAACTAAATGATGATATAATAGCTCGCTCAACGTCAGGCAGTTTCAAGAAGCTATCGGCCGATTGCTCTAGCCACAAGTTGAGGTTTTTATTTTGGAAATCATTGAGTGTGCCCGACAAAGCGTCAGAATCGCGCTTATCTGTCAAGCCGTTCAGCAACACTTCTCGTTGGCTCGGTAAATCTAGTAAGGGATTACTTTTAACCCACATATCGGGCTTATAAGTTTCGTCCAGATTGTCCTGCGACCAAATAAGCCCCAAATATGTATCAGCATCGCGCAAATAATCTTGCTCCATGGCTTGCTGAATCATACGCTCATCATCGTGAAACGGAACAGTGGGATCAGGATATGCTGTTGAAATTTGAATAAATTGCCGATTGGGTACTTTAACTTGCCCTGACACAATCTTAGAAACCTTTTGTCGTGTCTTAATTTCACCAATTTCATCAAATATAGCCGTTGTGAAATGAAAGCTATCGTACTGACCAGCTTCGTGACTGATTGCTCGCAGTTTATTGTTATTACTACTCATCACAACTTGGTCCGCTTGCGAAGACAATGTCCGAGTATCTAACCCACTATCAGCAATCAATGACTTAAATGGCTCAATAGTTGCAATCTTAGCAAGCATTGACTTAATGTAGCCCAGAATCTTGCTCGTTTGTTTGTAATTAATGGATGAAACTAAATAGTCTTGGTTAGATAGTCCCAATGACTCAATTAAATAACTATAGGCAGTAATAATCGCCATAAGATAAGTTTTGCCTTGGCCCCGCGCAACGGAAACAATTGCTCGTGAAAAGCGCTTGCCACCGTCATCATTACGCCAACCAATCAGCATTGCCATAATAAACTCTTGCCATGGCATTAGTTTTGTGGGTTCACCAGTATCAACATTCGGGCAAATTGCCGCAAACTTCAAAACCTGTGAAACTTTCTTAGTTGAATAATGAAAGGAAAAGTCAACACTTCCCTGGCGCTGTAAATCACGCAAATGCCGTAGTGCAGCTAGTTTAATCAAATAACCGGTAACAACATCGCCATCTAAAACTGAGAAAGCGTATTTGGTACCAGCATCGTTATAACGCGTTTTAATGGATTGCCAATCGATTGATCGGTAAACGCCCAAGACATCGTGTGTTTGTGTTAGATCAACTTTCATAATTACCACCTATCCTAAAAACTCTTTCATTCGATCAGCGACGCTACGTTTGTCTTTATGATCATCTAAATTCAGCTTTAACAAATCACTACGCGATTTTGGCGACAAGCCTAGTTCAGCGCCTAGTTTAGTCAGATTTTTAACCGCTGAATCGTAAATTTGTGTCATGGGATTACGCTTGTAACCCACGAAGTCTCGACCAATTTTTTTACCGGTCTGATCTTGTAACGTTTTATAGATTGCTTGGACTTCACCGTTTTCCTGGATATGTTTATACGCATTGCGATAAATCTCATATTGGGAAGCATATTGCTCTACAAGCCCGCTATCAATGCGTTTAACCGGGGTACTGTCTTCTAAAAAAGGCACTAATCGACGCCAAACGACCTTAGCTTGCCGGCCCAAGTAAGCTGGCGGTGTACGCGTTAATTGCCCGCCGTTGACGTCTTTATCCGACTTTTTCATCACTAATCTCTCCTTTCATTATTTGGTGCCCCCCCCTACCTAAAAAAATTCAAAAATTGTTTCTATCACAAAATAACGGCAATGTGTGTGCTCTTCCTGGGACACGTTAGGGGGCGGGGGTTGTTTTAATTCTCATCGTGACTAACTACATTCATAAATTTAAAGCCGCTCAAATCGAACGACAAGTGTCAATAAATTGATTGAGTTTATCTAAATTTTCATTTTTTGTTCATTAACACAACGATTGCCGATACATCATTGATTGGCGTTACACTTTGTAACTCGTTTCCTTGACCAGTGCCATAGTATGCTTGCTCCCAGTCCGTCTTAGCACGATGACAACTCCCACAGATAACAGCTAAGTTAGCAACGTTAGCTTTCAGTGTTTCGTCAAACTCAATTGGAATAATATGATCCACAGTCTTAGCAGGTGTGATGAGGCCTTGCACTTTACAGTAAGCACATAAGTAATGGTCACGCTCTAGGACTTGTTGTCTTAGATGTGACCATTGTCTTGTACGATAGAAGTTATATTGCTGACGCTTATCCTCGTTACGATAACGCGTAACCGTGTTGTACTTGTGTGTATATTGCTTGTCATTGCTACGTGCCCAACGTTGCCGACTAACTAAATACTCAGCTTCATGCTCATAGTGTTGCTGACAATAGTGGTCAGGGAAATCAACCATTGCGTGGCAATTAGGATAACGGCATCTTCTTGTCCTTGGCATGCTGTTTCCTCCGTTTCAGTTCATAAGCATGTACTAAATTAGCATCAGCTTGGTCTTTAACCGTATTGCTGAAATCCGTAATTGCAACATTCCCGTTTGCATAAATAAAAGTTACATGGTCTAACTTGTTAATGCCTCGTTTGATTCTTTCCATGACGTGTCTCCTTGTTTTTCTCCAAACTAAAAGCGCCATGCTGTTTAGCACGACGCTTCTTATCCTGGTACCACTTATCCAGCCGGGAGTCAGCCTGCACCCATTCAGGCGGCTCGTATCCGTATTTGCTGTGAATCATTACTGCCATGACATCACTCCTAAATTTAATACCTTACAAAATAACCGCACGCAAGATATTGCTAAGCAAATCACTTTATTCTCGTTTATTCTTACCAGTATTGTAACCAAGTTGAAACAACCCGATTGACAATCCCAGTATTCCTATTATCAAGCTAAATATAAAAATCATTTTAGTCACCTGACCCTCCATACTCGTCGATTATATTTTTATCTTCTTTTTCCAACGCTTTTCTTAGTTTCTCGTATCCATGTTCATACAAATCTCCTCCTTTTTTTACAGTATGTTCATCTTCTAAAATCACGTTTCTAGTTAATACTAGCTCTCTTAGAAAAGTTTCTTGTATTTCGGAGTTGAAATACAATTGTCCATCAATATAACCCTTAAATTTCGAGTTCTTTTTTGAAATATCCTCTATTTGATTCAAGGAACTATTTATACGATAAATAACATTGGACAAATCAGCACGATAGACTTGATAATTCATCGACTCAGATTTTGGTAAGTTTGTTATTTGAACATCTTTTATAATCGATAAATTCTGATTTAAACTATCAGTTTGATAAGCCAATTGTTCTTTCGATAAAGGAACAGTCTTAGCATAGCTAACTTTATAAATCAGCAAATCGATATCATATACAGCCAGCTTAGTTGAGTTTTTAATCACTTGCCGTGTGTTGTTTCTATATACCTGAGTAGCATTATGTTGCTGCCACCATCCTAATGCTGATATGGCCAGAGCAAATATAGAAATTGCTGTGGTCAATAGTGGGTTCCAATTTTTTCTTATCCATACCATACTAATTCCTCCAAACTAATCTAACTATACAAAAACTCCCGCCAATAAGCGAGAGTTGATTTGGAAGTATTTAATTTCATGTATAAGAAAAAGCCAAGTAAAAAATGTGCCTCCATGAACTATATAGTGCTATGTGTGTCAAATCACTCACGATTTGAATACCAATACTTTGATGAAATATTCTTGTATGTCATTCCAGCACCATAATGCTTTTCATTTATTCATTACACACCACCATACCCTACCTTCTGATTATTTTATGTAATAAAAAGGCTCCTGCTAACAGCAAGAGCAGTCAAACAATATACGTTTTTATAATCCAGAAACATATACAAGAAGCTCATGATCAGTATCAGCCCATGAGACTGTATAGTTTCTATCTTGTCTATCTGAATGATATTGGTATTTTCGATTACCAAGCAATTTTGCAGTTCCAATATCATCTGGCATGTAGTCTAAAATATGATTATTAATAAATTCACTATCGATCTTTTGGGTGATGAACTTCTTGTTAAAAGTTAAGTCTACTTGATAAATTATTCCACCACTAGTTAAAAATCGTTTTGTTAAAAAATCATCTTCGGATTGGAAATCATCACCATACTGTTTAAGTCCATCCGTATTAATAACTGAACCAATTGCATTATCCTTTTCTAAAACAGTTCGCTCATGTAATAAATCCATCAGCATCATGCAGACGTCTTCAGCAATACTGATAATAAATCTGGTTTCAGACTTTCTTGTACTAACCGCAGCACGTCTTCCCCCATGGGAAGCGGCACTATGATTTCTGATATTTCCAATAGTATCAACTAAATTGATTAAATACTTCGACATTTTTTGCACTTTTTCAGGATATGACATAAGTGCATCAAACTTATTTAAACAAGCTTTAATCATATCGTGTAAACTAATGTAATAGTCACCGGCTTTAGTACGACGACCCTCAGTTTCTTCTAGCTCATGACCCGTTAATTCATGATATACATAGCTACAAGTTGACTCAATCAATGTTCGTGCATAGTTAACAGCTTCACCATATTTACCACATTCATAATTACTGTTCATAAGCGAATGTTTTTGTTGCAGAGATGTTACTTGATAACTACTAAACTCGCGTTCATTTCTAAAATAAATTTCCATGTCATGAATCCTCCAAAGATTATCATACATGGTTTTAATGCAGTAAGCTAGTATTTAGCTAATTTAATCATTCTTAAAAATGACGGCGGAAGGATTCGCACCTACTCACCCGAAGGACCGGTTTTACAGACCGGCTTGACTCTCTAACTTCAACGCACCGTCATAAACGTTCTGACTAGAACAGAACGTATGTGTTATCTCAACCGAGTCTAGACCAGATAACTTTGGTTTTCCTACTCACACGAATGCTTTCGATTTGCGCGCTTCTCGGATCTAATGGCGAAGCATTCAGGTCGTACCTGCCAACTTAATGGTTGCTTCGTCGTTGATGTCTAACGTACTCGGCAAGGATTTGCACCTTACATGTTGGGTGTCTCTTTGCTTTATGACGAATTGCATGTAAGCGTCGCGACGCAACTTACAAAACCAACGACCGTTACCTGTCTGATACTCAGGTCCCGCCAGTGTCTACCTATTCCACCACGAGTACAATGCAACTTGCAGGCTTCGAACCTGTGCCCCTAAACATTTAGTTCAGTGCTCTACCAATCGAGCTCAAGCTACGTAATGGTTGGCTCTTAGCTTCCAACCACAAATCGGAGCAGTGGAGTCGAACCACTATCCTCAGGTCAATGTTTTAATGCTGGCCAGCCCTGCGCTTTACCGTTCAGCTATCCCCGAATGTCGCTGACGGGCCTCGAACCCGTATCCCATTGTGGCTTACCAATTAGCCCACAGCGACTACCAGTCTGTAATTTGGAGGATTACTTCATGCACGTCAATCACATTTGGCATACTACCAATTTAGCATGATTGTAGGGGTCAAAAGTGCACGATTAGTGCACGTTTTTATATTTCATACAATCCAAACCCCTTAGCGCAATCATTGATAAAAGTTTTCTTTAAGTCGAACGCTTTTCGACGGCTAACATTTATCATGTGATTTGCAATTAATCCGTCGATTGTGTATTGCTGATGTTTCTTAAAGTATAGCTCATTTATAATTACTTCTGTATCACGGCCAACGCCGTCTAAACAATCATCAATCACTTCTCGCTGACGCTTCAATGTGTTAATGCGCCGATCATCGTCAATTGTAATGAGCGTATTTAACGCCGTATCTGGGTATTTGTATTGTGCCTTGCCACCTCCGACATTATCATCACGTGGTACAGTTGGATAACGTAATTCTTGTTCACGCTTCTCGATATACTTGTCAATTTTGGGATAATCGCGCAAAATATCTTCTACTTTTCTAATAGTTGAGCGTTTCACTACCAGTTCCCCTTTCAAATATTGTAGTCTAGCAGCGCACATGTTTAGGGTTGCCTAAATATATCGTGTGGTGTATATTATAGTTGCTTTAATTCCTAGCGTCGTATTCTCCTCAACAGATACGACGCTTTTATATGTTATACTGACAACGGTCATTCGAGTGGTCCTGTGACTGGTCGCCTTAGTAGGCGGCTTTTTGTTTACTATCGCGATTGCTCAACTCCGCAATGTCAGCAATGAAGTCCTGGCCGCTTTGTGCCTGTTGATCAGTTTTCAGTGCCGCATTCATTTCCAGGTTGGCAACCGTGGCTTTCTCCCTGATTGCTTTGGCGTATTCGATGTCAGTCATGCCTGTTCACCCACCAAATTACTGATTCAATAAACAGCAATACGCCAACTGACGTTATCAAATACCCTATCAATTGCAACGGAGAAGAGTTCCAAAGGAATTCAAATATTTGTTTCATTTGTCTGCCTTCACCGTGTAACCATCAAGCCACGCACGGGCAAACATGTCACTATGATTAATAATCCAGTCGCCAATATCACCTTTCTGATATCCATAAACAACTGCTTGGATCATAGCTCTGTAAATTTCGCCCCCAATAGAAATTAAGTCATTAAGACCGTGTCCGGTTACAATGTATCCAGCAACGTTTTTAGGAATAACAGGTAATCCGGCATACTGTTGCTGGAACTCTTTGTCAGTCATTAAAGTATGATGGTTAAAATTGTCAGTAATAATCCAATCACCAACACTTACTTTTTTATTGATTCCTGACATATATATTTCTGGGCTGTGTCTTTCTTCACACATTGTTCCAATATCTATCATGTCATATTTCATGAATAGATCCGAACTGCCATCAAACTGTTCAGCCTCAATCGGCTGTTTGAGATATACTTTCATTTGTCTTCCTCCGCCGGTTTAAAAATGTCATTCTCATAATCGTAACTGACTTCATTATCCTCAAACGCCGTTAAAAGCTTGTCAACGCCGCCGCACTTAATCACCATGTTGCGGCTATCTTTATTAACTAATTCCCGTGAATCCTCTAGGCCAAAAATCCAGCCGTTATCAATCATCAATAAATCAAAATCAAGCTGTGAATCGTTTTCGTGATTGTCCGCATACTCGGCGCGCTCACAACCTAAGTCCGTGAACTCGGCGTCATCAAACCCATCTGAACCAATTGCTTGGTACTTGGCTTTGCCCGGCGTGTCGGCAAAAATAATTTTTCCCATGTCGCCCCAATAATTGTGATATGAAACTTTATATGCTTTCATTGTTATTCCTCCAGTAGCTCTGGGTTCTCGTGCACGTTGCTAATTATTTCGGGAAATGTTTGTGCGAACTTGATATCATTATCCCATTCGCTTAGACAGGCATATAAAGGCTTTTCGCCACAGTAAAATCCAGCGTAATCTTCTCGCCATTCTACTTTTAAATAATCGGTAACTTTATCCCCGTACATCATAGATGATGTGGCTAAAATATCGCCTTCATAAATATCAATACAGTTTGCATCTTTCAAGCCAGTAAATTTTTCAAGCACAAACAGTGCTCCAATTCCATCTGCTTTACCATCGTTAGAATAACTACCGTTGCTATCAGTGCTAGCTTCTGCCCAATAGGCTTGGCCATTAATAAATTCGATATTGTCAGGTAATAGCATTTTATTCTGAATTTTGTCCCACGCTCTGAACTTAATCATCGTCGCCATCTCCATTATCCGTTAACATTCTCAAATAGCCGGTTAGTGCTGCTAATCCCTTTTTAGTAAACGACATGCTTACCACTTGGTCATTTTTTCTAGTAAACTTTTTGATTGCCGTAACCGTATATGTTCCGTCATGATTATTCTGAATACCCAACATGTTTTCTAAAACTTTAGGTTCTGTAATTGCTACTTGTTCATACTGCATTTTCAATCCTCCGAATTCATTAGCACCCAGCCTAAAGTAAGCAATGAAATAATGATCGTACAAGTTGTTCCTACAACTATTCCACCCTCAATAAATATATCAACTAGGGTTGTTACACCAAGCACACTCGAAAGACAGATAATTATTCCAAGTTCAATTTTATTTTTAGTACTCATTTTTAATCCTCCCCGAACGCTTCGAACGCCCGCTTACGTTCCTCGTTAGTTGGTCCCTTGACAATTATCATGCTATGTCGCTCTCTTTCATGAATACTAACCAATGGGTTTTGCCACGTTTATCGCCAAACAGCGGTTGGTAACCAATCGCATCTAGCAGCTCGCTCAGCTTAATTTGCTCTTCATTCCACTTAAAAACCAGTGTTCCATGCGGCTTCAGCACTCGCATGCATTCGGTAAATCCCTGCCGTAGGTCAAAAGGCCATGTCTCGTCCAGTGTTCCATACTTCTTGGCCAACCAACTCGATTCACCCGCATACCGTAAATGAGGCGGGTCAAAAACGACCATGTAAAATGAATTATCGTCAAATGGCATGTTACGAAAATCGGCTACAATATCCGGTTTAATCTCAATTACTCGATCATGGCTAGAATTGTTATCAGTAGCCGTAACCGTTTCATTCCGCTTATCCATATATGTTACGTTCGGATTATGCTTATCGAACCAGAACATTCTTGAACCGCAGGAAGCATCCAGAATCAATTTGGTTCTTGACATTTACCCACATCCTTTTTATTCTCCTCAGCGTGTTGCTTCATGCGCCGGTGCTTCCGTTTAATTGTCGAACGTTTCTTAGTATGTTTAGGCATCTTCGTCCTCCGTAATGTAGTATTTGTTTTCGTCAATCGCACGAATACGCCTATCAATCCAACTGTTACTCCGTTTTAGCTCCCGAGACGTCCTAGTTTTACCCTGCTTACCTTCCATGACTAATTTAATGGCATTATACTGGGTACGCGTAATCTCCGTGTAATCGCCTGATACGGTCTTAATTCCAGGCATCTTATGCAAGTTAGCTAGTTTGCTCTTAGGCACGTTAGCCATGCTGCCATATCTCGCTTCTAGCTTATGAATTACTTCCAGTTCTTTAAGCCAATTTTTGCTCGCCATAGGCTAACTTCCTTTCAAGCTCCTGCTCGTAATGATCATGTATCTCGTTCGTACAATTTGGGCATGGTCCAAACGTGAAACCATAACTCCCAAGTGGTTGCTGAACAACTTTACTACCATGACATAATTCACAACTCATACACTTCTGACCCCTTCCATATTGTCAAACAGCAATTGACAGCTAGTATCCTTGGTATATAAACGATCAATTGTTTTGCCGTCGTACATACTTTCTAATTGCTTACGTGTGTTGTTAGTCGTAATGATGGTTATATGTTTGACTTCGTTATGATCAAAATCGCAACGCGCATTCGCCACTTGATACATCAGTGTCTGCAAATCTTTGTGTACTGGCTTGTAGAACCCCTTTTCAGTTGGCTTACCACCTTCAGTACCAAAATCGTCTAAAACTAGAACATCAACGTTTTGCATGCCTTTTAGAATGTATAGTAAACGTTGACGTACATCCGGTGCTTCATACTTTTCATTAACCAGCCGTAGCAACTCAGCTGTTGAGACAAACATTGCTGTCTGTCCTGCATTCATTAGCTGATACATGATTGCTAGCGCTAATGATGTTTTACCAACGCCAGGTCCGCCTGCTAGTGCTACGTTGAACTGGTTAGTCTCTAATTGCCTAGCTAACTTAAATGCTTGATTACCAAGTTCTCTAGCTTTAGCTTGATTAGGCTGTTTATCAACCTGCCAATCATTAAAGCTAAATCGTAGTGGCACGCCTCCAGACCAGACTGACATGCGATAGTAATACCGTTTTCGGTTAGCAATTACGCCCGCATTCGCCCGATCAATCGTTTGATGATCTAATTCTTCTTTGGTTGGCAACTTAGTTGTATCAATTCCCCTAGCCGCTACTACTTTCTGAATCGTGGCTTGATTGAATAGCTTCGTTACATTTTCCATTAGCCAAACCAATCCTCTCGTGTTTGTGGTGCAACGTTAGTCGGGTGATCACGTTTAACCTGACCCATGAGTGCGTCATATTGCTTGCGTAACTTTCCTGCCGACAAAATGTTTGCTTGCCAGAATGAATTATCCTGTGACCAATCTACTAGCCAATCTAATTTTTCATAATCACGATGATCACGTTCGTGTGCCAATCGAATATCATTAGCCCATTTCTGTAAGTTTGGTTCTTTGAAGTCAGGTTGCCGTTGTTTAATTCTGGTCAACAGATGGACTGCTACTTTGTAGGGTGGATCATCGGGTCCATACTCGGTTTTTGAGTTGGGACGTTTATTATTTGTAGTCTCTGTAGTAGTCTCTGGTAATCTATTGGTATTGGTGGGGACTGCCAGTCCCATTCCATTGGGACGCTCAGTCCCTATCGTTGGTACTGTCAGTCCCAATGCTGACCCCAAATTGTCTAATGCGTCATAATCGATTCTATACCACTTTGTACGGTCGAATTTTGCCTTGTTATAATTACCAGTGATTAATAATCCACGCTTTTCAAGGTCTTTTAAATAACGCTGAATGGTTTTTTCTGACAACCACGGAAACTGCTCATGCCATTTTGCGGCGCTATTATAAATCCACCTGAATCCATCTCTTACGTTATTAGACCTATTCAGCCAATAATGAATCTGTTGAAGAATCAATGCCTTGTCAGCACTGTCTAAGCTAATCGCCAACGATGGCAACACTTGTAGTGGTGGTTCATCAATAAGTAGGCTTCTCATCTATATCACCTCAATTCAACTTAGCACTGTGACAAAACGGTACAGCTGTAATCTTTATTTCTTGGTCTCTAAGCTTTTTTCTGGCGGTACGTGCGTTCTCTTTGTTTGAGTATACAGCGATTACGGCATTATTATCCGATAATACAAACACCATTTTATCCTCTCCTCTCATGCGAACATTTAAAAATCTGCCATGACTATCTCTGATATAAAAAGTTCTGTCTTGCTCAAACGACACATTTTCTTTGGAAGTCACCCACATCAAATTATCTGCGCGATTATCACTTTTAACATGGTTTATGTGATGCACTTGTGGCTTGTTGTATGGATTTTGAATAAACGCTTCTGCAACCAATCGGTGAACCCTTTTAGTGGTATGCTTCTTGTTTTCTGCCAAGACTACATACAAATATCCACGATCTGACACATTGAGCTTTAATATTTTGGATGGCAAGGTCATCGGATGACCATTTGATTGAATAATTTTTCTCCCATTAGATTTGATTCTCCCTAAATTTGATACTTCGTAACCTGTGTATCCTCTTATTTTCTTCCAAACTTCTTTCAAGATTCTCACCTCATCCCGGTGTATTAGTCACTGCTGTATTTACCTTTCAAGCCAATTCGTTTTAGTGTTTCTAAATCACATTTCAACACTATATTCAATTAATCCCAGCTTCTTTAAATTTTTCATAGCACGTGAAAAGTCATTAATGCTAATGCTGTTTTGACTTAGCAATTTGTATGTGTCACATTTTCCAAGTGCCAGTTCGCCAATTATCTGAATAGTCTTCAAATCATTTTGGCAAAGCAACCATTTTTCATATAGTGAGTTTATGTTTTTACTAAGATGACCAATGTCTGTAAAGTTTACGCTGATTCTGTATCCATTTTTAATCATTATTTCAGCCCCCTATTAAACACCCATACATTCAAGTAAAATGCCATCGCCATATTGTCTTCAATTAGCCGCCATTCTGGAGCTAATTCTTGTGGATCGATTGATACAATCCGTGTAATACCATGAAGAATGCAATCCTGTTGTTCTTTGTAAGGTAATGGATTATCCATAATTAGTGGTCTCTCTTTCTCAGCACTTGCAAACATTCCTGATTAGCAGTAACATAGATGCTAACCTTTGAATAGTTTTCTTGCTCACTACTCTTGTATTCCACTCCAGTAGCGGGCTTTTTTATTCCTTAGCTTGCCAATAAACTAGTTTTAGAATAATATAGATGTTGGCATTGAATAAATACTCCATTAGTCCATCGTTAGCCGTTACTAGCGATGGCTTTTTTTGCACTCGTTTCCAGTTGTTAACTGATAAAACTGATACTTTTTGCATGATCATTCCTCCTACTTGAGCACTTGAATACCATTGGTAATAATCTCGAATTGCTGTCCATTTTGTTCAACTACAGCCACATCTTTTTGAGTGCGCAATGTGAACGGAATTTTTTTAATATCTACTACCTTACCAACGCCGGCTTCTCGTATTAATTGGCCACAACTATACTCTGCCTTGTAACTCACTCGATCACCTACATGAACTTTCATGGTTATTCCTCCCGATACATTGGTGGTAATGTAAATGTCCATCCATCGTCGTTTTCTTCATCTGGCTCGCAAACATTAATATCGTGTTCTTGTAATTCAGCAATAAACTCTTCTGAATAGTAAAGACGCGGGTGCCTTTTAATAATTCCGGTTGTGTCATAAGCAATAGCATTAATCAGCTCACGTTCATCTGCACGAATCGCGTTATACTTACGTGCTCTTAACGCGTGCTCAATGTCTTCTTCATACATATCATTTCCTCCTTACTCTGCACCTTCACTGCCTACTTGAGTTTTATGTGCTTCTAAAAACTCATTTGCGTCATCTTGATCAATCCTTCTAACACCACCTATCTGTGTAACTTTAAGTCCCTTTTTAATGAACGAATACAATGTGTTATAAGAACCAATGTTGAAAAATTTTAGTGCTTGCTTGTAATTCATTTGCTTTGGCAAATCTGTTTGCATGCTGTTTCCTCCTTAAATTTCAAACATGTTGCTAACTTATGACTACTACTTTCTAATCATTCACAATTGATGGTCAGAACATGCGAAATCAAAATAATGTTCATGGCGTATAACTCCTTATAGCGTTACAATTAGTATGTCTTTAATAATTGAGGTGATTAAAATATGAATGAAACCAGTAAGTTCGTTGCTTTTGAACTGTTAAACAGAGGCCAACACTACGACGCCCTTTACAAATTATTAAAAAACTTTTCTACTCACCGAAAAATCACAGAATCACTTTGGATGGTAAATACTTCTCTCACTCCTGCAAAATTAAGAGACACTATAAAACCCTGTTTAGATGAAAATGACCATCTATTTATTATTGACTATGTTTCCGGATCACGATCTGCATGGTTTAATACTATAGATGATTTTAAAGATGCCTTAGCCCATGAAGATGACAATAATTAATATTCATTATTTTTTTATTGTCTTTTTTCAATTTGATTGTTCGAAAACAAAAATTATTTATTCCAATTAATCGAGGCGAATTATTATTAAATATTTAATCAGCTATGACTTAGAAAGTTCTTCCGAAAATTATGAAGAATTAATAACTGCCATCAAATCTTTTGGCGGATGGGCCAACTTAACACATTCATGTTGGTGCATAACTTCTGGCTTGTCTGCAAAAAGCATACGCAATCATTTGGTAAAATATATAAATGAAAATGACAAACTTTTTGTGGCCAAGCTAAGCGGTGAAGCTGCTTGGCACGGTTTCACGGACGATGTCAAAACGTGGATTAAAAAGCACTAGTCTCTATTCTTACTCTGGACCCCCATGTTACTTGCAATAATGTGGAGGTCCTTTTGAATTATCCATAATACACATACCAGTTTATTTAGTACTCTTGCTATTGCAGTGTCCTCCTTAAATACCAAACCAATGTTTAATCTCACAGCGCTTGTACCACACGGTTGTTAGCGCCCAGGTTAATACCGCTACTTCTACCATGGCAATTCCTCCCAATGAGATTCCAAAAATTCAGCCATCACATTGGCCTTAAACTTCCAGGCACTGCCGCGTCCCCTGTGAATTATTTGACCTTGTTGCTCCATACGTCCAATCTCACGACTGTACTTAGGATTTTCAAGTATGTTCTTTTTCAACCAATCAATTGACTTGTTACCGCACCAGATTCGTAAATCCACCATAGTCCAAGTACGGCCATTCATAGTCTGATCCAGTAATTTGTTATATGCATCTGTGTCAACCAACACGTATTTGTCCATGTTTTTAACGTGCATCGGAACTGCTGCCACTTTTAGTGCTTGCATAATAGAGTCTCCTTTCTAATTTCATATTGCTAATCCTGCCATGCTGGCTTAGTTGTATACTTGACTTAGTCCAATTAATCGAGGTGATAAATATGAAAAGCTCTCATCGCGAACATGAAATGGCACTATATGCCGCTCAAGCCATGACCATTTCAGATATTGCTGAAGAAAAAGATAAGGCTAAATCTCATCACTATACGTACGATGCTCGATTAGGAATCGAAATATTCGAAGATAACTATAAGCATGCCCTCGAACATTATTCGGGACGCTTTCCCGATTAATTAACCTTTTCTTCTTCCTGTTTGGCTTCAAGATCTGATTGGATAGCGCCTATTAGCTGAAAGGCCTCCTTATACGACAGATCATTGCTAAACAGGATTTTTTCTATTTCTGATTTGGCCTTTGAAAACCTATCAGATTTTAAAAATGCTCGCGTGTCCCATTTACTCATATTTGCTTCACCTCCTATGCTGGCTGTTCGACTAATGGCATGATTCCCTTTGACTTTAAAAAGTCGTACAAGAACTTTTGCCCCACTTGTGTCCACTTCATCGTGTTACGTACCTGCTTGATGCCATCGCTATTCGTATACTCGTATGGTTCAACGTGCGTATAGCCTTCGTCTTGATACTTCGCGTACAATAGCCATGTTTTGCCTTGCTTGTATTGAATGCCTAAGCCATGAAGCAGCTTGTTGAACTCACGTGTTGAGTACCCGTAGTTCTTAGCAATCATTGAGATTGTTTCCAGTCCCTTGTTAGCTAACATGCTATCGGTGTAATCCGCTTTGGGCTTCAACTCCTGGATAACTAAGTCCTTTTGTTTGAGCTGGCTACCTGCCTTCAATAGCAAATCACCTAACGCGTCCTTGTCGTGCGTAATGTCGTAGGCTGTCTGGTCAGTCATGTAAACGCCATTCTTGCGGATGGACGGGAGCACCTCATGAGTTACCCAACGGTTAAATCGTTTTGCTTCTGGTTTCCGGCTAGCTCCGATTAACTTGTAAAGCCCAGGTTCACTGATGAAGTTTGTATTTCCAGATAAGCCCCCTAAGTTAAACTTAGTTACCTCATCATTGTCTAAAGACTTGATAGCAACGCTTGAATTTGAAAGCCCTAATGACTTAGAAATATCTGGCATTGCAAACCAAATAATGTTTTCACGTTCAATGGTACGTACTTGATGGCCTTCAAAATTAAATGGTGTAATTTGATTCATTACTAGTCCTCCTTAGATTTTGTATTTTTTAACAAGGTAGTCATATACTTCATTAACTAATCGCTCTGCACCGTTTGTTGTTATCTTTTTATTCAACGCAAGATTTACAAAAGTGATTGATTTTTTGAAATGATCAGCGATAGTCCCTTGACTTTCTAACTGGCGATGATTTGCCAGCCACGATTTAATCGCTTCTGCTTTATTGTTTGTTTCCATACGAATAAACATCAGTTTGCCTCCTTTTAATATTTATTAAGAAAGATATTGCAAAAGTCTATAACATGTCTTAATATATAGACATAACGAAATAGCTACAAAGCTCTTATTTATCGCCCGCCAAGATGATTAATAAGCTCTTTTAGTTTTGCTAATTTGTTAACAATATTTCTTAACAAAGATAATTCTACAACATGTTTTAGAATTTTACAACTATTTTTTATACATGTTGTAGAATCATCTTGCCAATCATTGGAGGAACTCTACCATGACGCTGTTTGACAGGATAAAAACAATTTCGAAAGAACGTGGATATTCAATTGCTGAGGTTGAACGTAAAGCCGGGATAAGCGCAAATTATATGTATCAGTGGAAAAAACGTAATCCAAGCCCTAAAGCTTTGGCTTCCGTAGCCGATGTTTTAAATGTTTCTGTTGATTACTTATTAGGCAAAACGGATGACAATTCTACTTCAATGAAGCCCAAACAAGTTGATATTACAGATGACGACTATATTATGACCTATCAGGGTAAGCCTATCCCTCCTGAAGATATGGAGTACATCAAACGCATCTTAAACGGTGGGAAGGACTGATAATATTTGAATATCTACATCAAGCGTTTAATGCAGTATGCTTGGGATCATGGAATATCTTGCATCTTAACAGACAAACTAGATGCATACACTCCGTCGTCAGCCAAACCGGAAAATAACATCGTTCTAATTAACCTAAAATGGCACAATCCGTCTGAAATCGCCTTTCAGATGGCACATGAATTAGGCCACGTTATCAACCATGATGAAGGAATATTATATTTTTCTAGTTTTAGCAATAAATCTAAATACGAGCGCATGGCTAATTTAGAAGCATTGAAAATACTTATTCCAATTTATTTAAGCGAAGTTGATACGTATGCTGACAATAGTGTCATGCCGTTTATGGAAAATTTTGGTATACCCAAACGATTAGAAGATGATGTCGTTAACGCCTTCCGAACTAATGTTAGTAACTAGAAGTTAACTTACAGACCAGATACGGATGTCGGTAAAAGCTGGGGAATTTGGAGGAATTAAAAATGCTATGTTCTGTTTGCGAATCAAATAAAGCTAACGAATTCACGGGTGCGTTACTAAAAAGCGGCGATACTATTTGCTATTCTTGTATTAAAAAATTAGGACTTTCTGCATTAAATTATTCATACAAAAAAATTTTCCACAATTACACAGCTGAAGATTTAAAAAACTAATTCAGAACAACGCTAAACTTAATTATAAAAATGAATTATCTAAATTATCATTTCGAAAAAAAGAACAGAAAAGTAATTATCTAAATACAAAACAAGTATTTTTAGATCACAAATCCCGTATTTCTGAAAAAATGCATGCAGATTTTGTTGATAAAAAAATTCTCTTTGAAAAGAGTTTAACCACTCCTTCACTAATTATTAACTTTGATGACGTAATATCATATACTCCAACCGTATATGGGCACAGTGTTAGCAAGCATCATAGAGGTGCACGTGGCATTACAGGGGGATTAATTGCCGGACCAATCGGTGCTATTGTTGGTGCCTCAACAGGCGGTAAGGACTATGATGTAATTAATGATGTACACATTACGATTAATTTAAAAGATGGAAGTTCTAGGGTCTTAAAATACATTACTACCGAATACAAGTCAGATAGTCTAATACTAAAATCGTTGATTAAAGATTACCATGATGGTATTTCAATTCTTGACGCCATTATTGCGGAGAATAATCAAGCTGTAATTAATGTAGCTGATACTCGCAATTATCAGCCAATTAATACCGACGAATTAGCCAAGCTCAAAAGCCTTCTTGATGATGGCATCATTACCCAAGAAGAGTTTGAAACCAAGAAAAAACAAATTCTCGGCATTTAGCACCCTCGCCCACTACCAGCCTAGCGGGCAACATGCGAGCGTAGTTCAACGGTAGAACAACAAAAGTCATACAAGGTTTCCTGCTTTCAACAAGCATCACGCAGGTTCGACTCCTGCCGCTCGCGTTGACCAAATACTGATGTCATTAAAAGCTGAATCGTTTGGAGGATTTTTCATCATGGATACTAGCAATAAAGTGGAAGCCGTGATTGTGATTGGTGATGCAGTGTCAAGACTAGCTGATAATCAAGACGCAATTATAAACTTGCAACTAAAATTGCGCCCTAAATATATTCCAACCACTTTGTCATTCGCAGTTGCTGCCATCGTATCAAATTACAACTATAATGAATCGCACACAATGGAACTTTTTATTACAAAGGGCACAATTGAATCTCTTACACATGCAGAACAATCGCAACGTATACAAACCACAGGTAAAAAAACGTTTAACGCCCCACTTCCAAAAGACAACCTGCGTATCAGTTGGTCTTTGCAAAATGTTGGTTTCGAGACTAATGGTGAATATTCTGCTGTGCTAATTTTTGATAAACTTGTTTTTTCAACCAAATTCTATGTTCAAGCAGATCATGAACTCCAGCTAAAAGAAAATGGTAGCCAAGAACAATGAGCGATTTGCAAACAAACATTAATAGTACCCCAGTCATCCCAAATGATAATATTTCTTTAAAAAAACTTGTTGCTAGCGTATTTATTGGTGCAGGAGTCTTATTAGGGCCTTCTTCTGCTATTTCTACTAATACGGCCAGTAACAATACGATTATCTTTGACCAATCATCAGTCAATAATGATATTAAAAGCAACGATGTATATCATCAGGAATCACAGCGTTATAATACTAGTAATGATAACCCAGCAAAATATTTTACCAATCAAATATATATAGATATGGAGGTAATCAATATGGATGCACAAGAATTTGGAAAAATGCAAAGTGATATTGCACATTTAATTAAGAATACTGATGCCATTAGCGCAAAGATGGATGCATTACCAACTAAAGACTGGGTTGCTAATCAAATAAACGATAACATTATTGCAAATTACAAAAAAACACTCACAAATTTAAAATGGTTTGTTGGGATATTCGTAACACTTGTAGGCATTGCCGTTCCCGTAATTCTTAAGATATTTTTTTAAATAAAAAGCACATCCGCTCCCGCCAAGAAGATGGATGTGCACCTGAACTATTACGCAGGACTAGTGTGCCCTTTCAGCCCTTCTAGTATATCACAAGGAGGAATTTATTATGGCACAAATTAAACGTGTGAAAAAAGGTTACCTCGTAAGAATTTCGTATAGAGATCATGCAGGCAACTACCTAAGTAAACGAAAAACATTCCCCCGTAAGCGAGACGCAGAGGAATTTGCTAACTCATTCGAAGTTAGTAAATTTTCTGGTGAACTAGAAAAGAAGCCATCTATTGAGTTCTCTAAGTACTTCTATTCTTGGTATGAGACATACCGCAAACCTAATCTCGCTTATATCACGACTCGTAGATATGAATTAGTCCATACTGAAATAGAAAATTACTTTGCTCATGCACGTATTGCAGATATTACTCGTAAGGATTACCAAAAATTCATTAACCAATATGGCAAAAATCATGCGAAAGATTCAGTTAAGAAACTGCACAATCTAATTAAAGCTTGTGTTGGCAATGCTGTTTTTGAAAAAGATGTTGAAACTGACTTCACTTATAACGTAATTATCACTTACGACAAAAATCGTAGTCTTAAGATTGATTACCTAAGTCTAGCTGAGATTAAGCAACTAACGGCTTATGTACAGAATCACCTCAATCCTCGTTACACGTCACAATACATGATCATGACTGCCATCTTTACCGGGGCACGATTAGGAGAAATCATGGCACTAACTTGGAAAGACATTAATTTCACGTTCAATACTATCTCAATAAATAAATCATGGAACTATGTTGAAGGCGGTGGATTCAAGCCAACCAAAACCGAAAGCTCAAATAGAACCATCCGTGTTAACAAACAATTTTTAGATAGTCTGAAAGCACTTAAGGTAAATAACCGAGAAATGGTATTTGAGAACGTTGCCCATGACATTCCAACCTCTAACGGCGTTAATAAAGTTCTACGCTCTGACTTAAAAGCATTGGGTATCACACGAAAAGGATTCCACTTTCATAGTCTGCGGCACTCTCACGTTGCGTTCTTGCTCTCTCAGAACATTGACCTATACATTATATCGAAACGTCTTGGTCATTCTGATATTGGTACCACGTCCCGGATATACGCATACCTAATTGATGAGTATAAAGCACGCTCAGACGAAAAAATTTCCGGCTCCTTAGACAAACTTTTTAATCGCCCACAGACTGAAAACGAAGCAAAATCAAGTATTCATTTTTGA